AAACTTATAAATACTACACAGAAGAACAATTATGTCCTTCGTTTTTTAATGTAAGTATTAAACAGGGGAAAACTATTATGTCTGATAAAGATAATTTAGAAACCATAGAAGAGGCTGGAACACAAGCAAAAGTTCCTACAACTTCTGGTGCTGTTACCCCAGACCCAGATGCTCCTAAGAAAGCAGTTGCATCAGTTGATAAAGCTGGTGATGCTACCAAACCTTCTAAAAAAAGGAAAGGTGATAAGGATGCTGGAGACAAGACTAGTCCTAAACAGGAAGAAGTTGAGTCTGATGAGGAAGGTGTTGATGTCGAAGATATGACCAAAATGGAAGCTCTTCGTGCAATGATTGAATCATTGAAAGGTCTGGAAAAGGCAGAAATCAAATCCCTCTATGCTGAAATGGTTAAGAAAGAAGAAGATGAAGATGATGAGGATGATGAAGACGAGGAAGAAGTTGATGAATCAACCAAAGCTGACCTTCTCAGAAAAATTGCTGAACATTTCAAAACAGAGGATGAAGAAGTCGTTAAGAATGCATATGCATCCATAAACGAAACTAAGAAAGTCAAGGAAGATGACGAAGACGAAGACGATTCAGAAGATGATTCTGATGAAGACGAAGATGAAGTTGACGAAAAGACTAAGAAAGAAGAAGTAGAAATTGATATGTCTGATGACATTGAAGCTTTAATTTCTGGTGAAGACGATCTTAGTGAAGAATTTCAAAACAAGGCAAAAGTAGTATTTGAAGCTGCTGTATCTGCAAAAATTAAAGAAGTACAATCTACTTTAGAAGAACAGAAGAGAGACGAAGTTGTAATTGCAACTAATGAAGTCAAATCTGAACTCGTAGAGAAAGTTGATGCTTTCTTATCTTATGTTGCAGAAGAGTGGGTTAAAGATAACGAACTTGCCATCGAGAGAGGACTTAAGTCCGAACTCACTGAGAATTTCATTACAGGTCTTAAAGACTTGTTTGAAGACCATTATGTCGAAGTACCAAGTGATAAGCTTGATGTTGTTGACGAACTTGCGGGTAGAATCGAGTCAATTGAGCAAAAACTCAATGAGGAAGTTGCTAAGAATATAGAACTTACTCAAAACAATGACGATCTAACTCGTGATAAAGTGGTTAGAGAAGTTTCTAATGACCTCACTGAAAGTGAAGTTGAGAAACTTACAAAACTTATCGAAGACATAGAAAATGATTCAGAATTTGAATCAAATGTCAAAACTATTAAGGAGTCTTACTTCTCTGGAGAAAAAGAGAAGGTTCAATTAGACGAATCAATAGTCGCGGATGACGGCGAAGAAAGTGGAACGACTGACAACACTGTTGTTGACCCTTCCATGGCTGCTTATACTGCCGCAATTAAGAGGGTAAACCCACTATAACTCATAGTGGATAATTTACTTAATATTAACTTTTTAGAGTAAGAGGAAACACAAAATGTTTATGTCAGAATCCTTACAAGAAAAGTGGCAGCCTGTGTTAGAACATCCCGATCTTCCAAAGATTGATGATTCTTACAAAAGAGCCGTTACTTCTGTAATTCTAGAAAACCAAGAAAGAGCTTTGAGAGAAGACTCTGGATACATCACTGAAGCATCACCAGTTAACGCTGCTGTTGGTTCTGATGGGTCTGGAATATCTAACTGGGATCCAATTTTGATCTCACTAGTTAGACGATCACTGCCTAACTTGGTTGCATATGACATCTGTGGTGTCCAACCTATGACTGGCCCTACTGGCTTAGTTTTCTGTATGAAAGCTCGTTACAATGACAATACTTCAAGGTTAGCAATGACCGAAGCATTGTTTGACGAGTCTGATACAGGATTTGCTGGTTCTGGTACACAAGCGGGAACTGATCCTTTCGGTGATGCTGCTGCTTATGCTACTGGTACTGGTATGACAACTGCCGCTGGGGAAGCACTCGGTGACTCTGCTAGTAACGCGTTTGCTTCAATGGCTTTTACCATTGAAAAAGCAACTGTTACTGCTCAAACAAGAGCATTAAAAGCAGAGTATACTATTGAGCTTGCTCAAGACCTTAAAGCAATTCATGGTCTTGATGCAGAAACAGAACTTGCTAATATCTTGTCTGCTGAAATCCTATCGGAAATCAACAGGGAAGTAGTTAGAACTGTTAACTTGCAAGCCAAAACTGGTGCTCAGTCTGGTACTGCTAACGCTGGTCGATTTGACCTAGATGTTGATTCATCTGGTCGTTGGTCTGTTGAGAAGTTCAAAGGTCTTCTTTTCCATGTTGAAAGAGAAGCCAACACAATTGCAAGAGAATCACGAAGAGGAAAGGGTAACTTTATCCTTTGTTCAAGTGATGTAGCATCTGCACTAGCTATGGCTGGTGTACTTGACTATGCTCCTGCACTCAACACTAACTTGAATGTAGATGATGCTGGTAATACTTTTGCCGGTGTCTTAAATGGTAGGTACAAAGTGTACATTGACCCATACTACACTCTCGACCCAGTGACTGGCCATAGTAACGAAGGTTACTTGACAGTTGGATACAGAGGTTCTAATCCTTACGATGCTGGTATATTCTACTGCCCATATGTCCCATTACAAATGGTTCGTGCGGTTGGTGAAAATACTTTCCAGCCTAAAATTGGTTTCAAAACTCGATACGGAATGATTTCAAATCCTTTCGTTGGAGCGACTCCAAGTTCAGGCCTTGCATCTGCGGATACAAACTTCTACTACAGAACAGTCGAAGTCGAAAATATTCTTTAATATTTTCTTCTAGAGATTACTATTCTTTAGTCAATTAAAGGGGACTCCAGTATTGGAGTCCCTTTTTTCGCCTGTCTTTAGCAGGTCTTTTTGGTGTTATAAATATACTATAGGGAAGTCAAAGGGACAACCCATACACACAAACACACAGGAGGCCGTCATGGTTGAATATATTAATAAATCTGGGTTCGAGATCAGAGCCGATTTACTCTCCCAAGCACAAGGACTACTTGAACAAAATGCACAACGACAAGTTGATGCACATTACTTCAATGTAGATAATAAACTTGTTACAGGTGAGTTACCAGTAATAGACATTACTGTAGAAGATGTTATCAAAACTGCAAGACAGTTTAATACATTTATCAACGAGAAGTAACTATTCTTAACAGAGAGGGGGACTTGTCCCTCTCTTTTGTTATAAATAGTATTATGGAAAAGATAATAAACAAGGAATATGTTGAATCTAAAACACCTCAAACCGAACAAAAACATGTGGGATGGTTTTGGGATCATCTCGAAAGGAAATTTTACAGGTGGGATAATTCCCCTCATAGAACTAAATGACTACTAGAAATATAGATATTGCAACTTGGGCTGGTGCAGTACCAGACAATCTCTCTTATCTGTCACCTACACAGTTTGAGTTGGTTATTGCAAAACTACCCAATACCAAATACTTTGCTACAGGTGCAAACATACCATCTGTTAGTGCAACTGCACTTAATCAACCTACCACATTGGGTATTCAACCCAAGATGCCAGGCGACAGAGTTGAGTTTGGTTCCTTTACAGTTAACTTTATTGTAGACGAGAATCTAACCAATTGGAAAGAACTATATGATTGGATGATCCAAATAGCACCAGGCTATGACTCAAAGGATTACAGACTACTAATTGGTGCTCAAGACAGAACAGGTCAACCATTCAATGACAGTGGCGACCCTAAACAAATGTACTCCGACATGACAATGGTAATCACTACCGCTGCTAATAACCCAAATAGGTTTATCAGAATACATGATTGTTTCCCAATAGACCTTGCAGAAGTTACAATGGATACTACCACTACAGATAACCCTTATGTCACAGCAAGTGCATCTTTTGCCTTTACCTACTTTGAAATTGCAGAAACCTCTTAGAAAATAAGTGGACAAATACCACTTTTGTGGTATAATAATATTATGAACTTAGAAAAAATTCAAGAAGAATGGAAGAAAGATAGCGTCATAGAACAACTTGACATGGACAAAGCATCCCTTGAAACTCCAAAATTACACTCAAAATACCTAGAACTACTTGCAGAGAAGAGACTTACATATAAGAAGTATGAAGTCCAGTATTCACAACTATTAAAGAATAAGTGGTTGTGGTATACCGATAAGTTATCTAAAGACGAAATAGACGAACTGGGGTGGCCTTATGACCCATTTGATGGCCATAGAGTTCTTAAATCAGACTATGGATATTACTTTAATGCAGATAAAGACTTAACAGACCTTAAGTTAAAAATGGAATACCTTGATGAATGTGTTACCACTTTAAAAGACATACTAAATATTATTACATGGAGACATCAATCCATTAAGAATGCAATTGACTGGTTGAAGTTTACTAACCCAGCAGGATAAATTATGCCATCTTTTTTAAGAGACCCTTTAATAGTTACACAGGGATTAAATCCAGAACTGTGTGAAGAAATCATAAACATTGGAACCCATATAGATACCAGTTATGCTGCGATTGGTGGTAGTAGTGGAGAGGAAGATTATAATGTAAGAAAGTCTGGAGTGTCGTGGTTTCCAAAAGAAATGACTATTGCAGATGGTAGAACTAAACTTAATGAAGATGTTTTACAACCAATAGTATATGATATCAATGACAAACACTTTGGATTTGATTTAACCTACCACGAAAATAATCAATTCACTACTTACAGAGCACCAGATGAACATTACCAATGGCATTGTGATGGAGGCCCAGATACCTATCAACTTGAAGGAAGTAAAATAGAGACAGATTTAATAGCTCAGGATGAAGAACAGGTTGATACCTATAGGAAACTTTCTTATATCTTTCAACTATCTCATCCAGATGATTATGATGGTGGTCGTTTAGAATGGATAGACCCTTGTCATAATCATTCAGAGATGGATTGGGGATTGTTCATAGAAACATTACCACAGTCTGCACAGGAACAAGGGACTCTTATAGTATTCTCCTCAATTCTCTATCATAGGGTCACTCCAGTGACTAGAGGTAAAAGGCATTCATTAGTAGGATGGATATGCGGCCCACAATTCAAATAGAAAAAATAGATGAGACTTATATAAGAGTCACATCAGAACCATCAGTTCAACAAGAATTAACAGATTATTTTACCTTCCCAGTGCCAGGCGCAAAGTTTATGCCTTCTGTTCGTAACAGATATTGGGATGGTAACATAAGGTTGTATTCTTATTCAGATGGTAAACTATACACAGGATTGTATTATGCAGTCCAACAATTTGCACAAGACAGGGAGTATGACATAGATGGATACAGATGGGAAACAGATGTCGAAGAAGAAAAATTCGTGGAAAACTTACAATTACCTTTCGAGGTTAGAGACTATCAAACAGAGGCTATTACTCGTGCGATCACGAGCAGACGATCTCTCTTGGTTTCACCTACTGCTAGTGGTAAGTCTCTTATCATATATTCTATTGCACAACATTTTATAAAGATTCATAGGAAACGAGTATTGATTATTGTCCCTACAACATCATTAGTAGAACAGATGGCAACAGATTTTGAAAGTTATGGATATAATAAACCCATAGATAAGATGTATGGTGGTAACAAGATAGGTGATACTGAGGTAGTGGTAACTACTTGGCAGACTCTTAGCAGGATGCCTAAGTCCTTCTATGACCACTTTGGTGCAGTATTTGGTGATGAAGCACACCTATTTAAAGCAAAAGTTCTCACAGG